TCAGGGCTTTGTGTACCTGAACGATTGCTGATGCTGTAAAGTGATCAACTTTTCTTGTTTCTCCTGTTGCAAACTTTACTTTTTGTGCTGCTTTGCCATCAACTATTTTATGGAGAGTGTCCATAACACTTTCTTGCAATTCTGTATCATAATCTTCTGCTTGCAACATACCCGAATCTGTTTGCGTAAATTGTATAGCGAATTGTTTATTTAATTTATCATTTTTATAAATCGCGACTTTAGTATTATTTGGATATAATCTTATAGAATCTCTTTTTAATACTAAAACAACAGGAGGATCTCTAACGAATTCTTCTTTGACTAAAGGATCATCTTTAAAAATAATTTTATGTGACTTTACTTTTTTTCCTTTTGGACTCAATTTATAATCGGAAGTATCGATAACAGATTCTCTTAATGCTTTTTTAGATTGTTGAAAGATATTAGGATTATTTGAAAGTAAATCTATCATCTTATTGAAAATGTTTTGAATGATTGCTCTTTCAGCAGAAGAGAAATTTGGTTTCTCTTCTGACATTTTATTCAGAATATCATGCAATTTTCTAATCTGTGCTTTATTGCCTAAACCTGCGCGAACGAGAGCATCAAACTTAGAAAAGTCTTTCTCTTGCTCAAACAAATTTTTTAAATCTTTTAAAGATTTCATTGTTCGATTTCGGTATCTGTCAAATCTTCTTGTTCGTCTTGTTCAATCTCAACACCATTAAACAATGATGTTGCCATTTCTTTTTTCTTATTTTCTAAAGCATCGAATGCTTTTGATGCCAGCAATTCTGTTAATGCATCAACAGCGTTAGAATTTTGGTTAGCACCAACTAAATCAATAAAATTTCTTGCGTCCATTTTTATTCCTTATCTGTTATTTATTACCCTACTGAATCTCTTCACAACAGAATCTAATTCTGGTGTATCGGACTCTTCACTTCCTTTTTCTGCAACATTATCTTCTGGAGGATATTGTTCTGGTGTTGCTTGATCTTGTTCCTGATCTTGCTGAATTGGTTGCCCATTTGGTCCAAGTTGTGGTGGCTCAGGTTCGGATTCAATTTGTTTATCCATGTCTTTAATTTCTTCATCTGTTAAACGAAGAACTTTTCTCTTAACGAATTCTTGTGAGAAATAACGACCAACAAAAGGATCAATTTGCGTTAATAATTGAATTCTACTTGCTAATATATCAGCATCTCTTAATTCAGCAAAGTTATTATCTTTCTTATATTCAAAATATACATTATCTTTAAATTCTTCCCACTCTTCTTTTGTACAAATACCTTTCAAAACTAATTGTGTAGTGAGAGCGTGATCAAAAATTTGTGAAAATTTATTACGAAGTTTTTCAATGAAACGATTGAATTTTAGTTCATCTCTAGTGACTTCAGTAGTTCTACCTATTCCAACTAGACCACCGCCTTGTGGCTCTAATCTTGAATAGGGAACATTCATAGATTGTAAAAGTTTTTTCTGGAAATACTGGACATCATCCATTTGTCCTAAATTTTGCCCAGCTGGTAATGTTGTAATTTCTGTTCCTTTACCACCTTCTCTTCGAGGTAACCAAAAATCTTCCAACATCGATAAGTGTTTTCTATCATCTCTAAGTTCGCCTGTCTGAGCATCATATACCATTTTATTTCTATATTTGATCATCACATCTCTGAGATATTGTTCTGCTTTACCTTTAGGTAAATTGCCAACGTCAATATAGAAAACTCTTCTTTCTGGTGCTCGACTTATTCTGTAAATAACAACAGCATCTTCAATCATTCTCAATTGATTCAGAGGCTTTATTGCTTTATGCAAATATGATATAACAAAAGTATTTTTTGCATCCATCAAACCTGAATTCACATTAATAACCGAATCAGGAGAAATTCTAAGTCCTGCATTTACATTTGATGTATATGTTTGCGTTGTTGTGCCTTTGTCATTATAAACATAATACTCTGCTGTAGATTTGATAATATCTGCACCAGTTTTTGGATCTTTTGTTTTATGGATCTCTCTAACTTTTCTAATTTTTCTAGGATCAATATAACGTAATTCTTTTATTCCCTCTTTGGGATTATTCTCGTTTACTATAACATGGTAGTATATTCTACCATCTATATACCATCTGCGAAAAATATCGGATGCCAAATTAGAAAAGTTGAGCATCTTTAAAATATTTTCAAATTCTTCTTTGATTTTTTTCTTAATCGTTTCTGGTTGTTTTAAATCATCCATAACAATATCAACGATTTTTCCATCATCATCATGGGATATTGATTCATTTACAATCTCATCGATTGCCATATCACACTCGGGATGATTGGACATCTCTCTATAGCGAGTGATTAATTCTAATTCATTTCGGACTGAACCCTCAAGATCGACATAAGTTCCGAAATGTGCATTTTGTGTTATTGTTACTGCACCATCATCCAGTGCTTGAGTCGGAAGAGCGAACGAAGACTGTTCGGGAACTTCTTGCCGAACAACGTCTTTTTGTCCTATAGTAAAACCAAATAAGCGAATCGCCATTAAATATACCACCTATATAAAATTATATCCATAATGGAAAAAATAGTAGGGGGAAACCCCCTACTATTAGACTACTCCAGCCTCTACTGATTCCCACCATTGATATGTCAAATTCACAGTAAACTCTTCGATTGCATCATTGGAACCCCAGTCAACATCGATAGTCGAAATATCGGTTGGAAATAATCCTATAAAACGATATTTCTTCAAAATGTTTCCTGCTTTTCCATATTGTCTAACTTCTCCATCAACGGTATAATTACTTGGTGTAATTACTCCTGCTGAACGAAGATTTAAGTTGTGACTGTTTAGTCCGTTCATCCATCTCTCGAATGCATTTCTAATTACAAAGTCTTCATCATTAATAATTGTTACTGACCAATCCGCAAAAGTTCTATTGCCAGCAAATTTCAACTCTCTTCCAAAATAATTAACAGGAATAGAATTCACTGTTGATCCGGGAAGTTGTGCTGATCTACACATGAAAGACATTTTTGTACTAGCATTACCTGGTAAGGAAAATGCAGGAAAAGGTAACGTCACCTCAAATAGATTTGGGCGAGCACCGTCTCCCTGCATTTGAGAGCGGAATTCGTTAATGTTGAAAGCCATTTAATTTATCTCCTATCTCTCTTATTTATTAGAATCTACCGACAATTTCTTCGAATGCTACACCAGACCTAACAGCAACGAAGTTCAACTGTATAAAATTTACACTTCTTGATGGTTTGATATAAATGTCACCTACGAATTCGTTGCGATCAATTACTTCTGGTGTGTTATTTGTAGTGTCACAAACAACTCGATATTCGTATATTCCACGGCGACCTTGAACATCACGGAGATAAGGCTCAACTAAATTCACAAATGCTGCTCTAGTGAATTCATCATTGAATTCGAATAATGTTGATCTTGCAGCACGAGCAATCGCTTTTTCAAGAACTATGAATAAACGACGAACATTAATTCTATTCAATGCAGTAGGTTTTTTAGTGTAAGTTTTATCGCCATAAAGTATCGTACCTTCGCCAGCAAATGAAACTACTGGATTAATAGATGCTTTATAGAGCAAATCTCGTTCAGCTTGCGTTGGATTCCAGGCTAATTTAACAACATTTTTAATCACGCCACGATTAATACCAGCAGGCGAGAACCATGGATCGCGAACTAAATCTGTATATACACATAAGCCTGCGATATCACCATTTAGTGGTGTCCAGACGTAACGGTCATTGTATCTATCATATTGATATTTCCAATTGCAATCCATTACGCCATAATTTGAATCTGTTATAGATGAAACACTAGAGATTATCGATGTTTGCTCAGTACCAAATTTATCGACAACATCAGATTTTTTTGGTGAAAAGAGAACAAGACAGTCTTTTCTACTAGAAGCGATTGATAATAATGAAGTAATTACTGTTGCATATTCAGATTCACTCGGTGCACCTGCCATAATAAGTGAAACATCGATTGCATCAGGACTCTTGAATTGAGTGTATGCCGTAGTTACATTTACAGTTGTACCGCCTGTGCCACCAATTAATACTATATTCGCTGATGCATTAATACTTTCATATGCACCTGTGCCTAGATTAGTTGCTGTTCCCCAATTATTGGCAGTATTTACAACATTCGCTGTAGGATGTCCAGCAAACCAAATGTATTTTGATTTATTATTCAATACATCAGCATAGTAAATACTTGAACCGTCTTCGCCTTTCGCATCTTTTGCTTTTGAAACATGAGCAAATTTCTCAATAACTGTATTTGCTGAACCGAAATTGCCTCTTTCATCAATAACTACAATATGAATCTCATCATTCGATCTATTTTTTGAAGAAGCATAAAACGATGTATTAGGTTTAGCATCGAAAATATCTTTCCACGACCAACCATCATAAGTGGCACTATCTGCCATGGATATTTTTAAATTATTTCCTAAAGTTCCTGCATACTTGGCAACAAGTATATATGATCCAGCTGGAGCACTATTTGCATATGCGGATGAATTCTTCACTAAAACACCACCATTTGCTGATGCATTTCTTGCGTCCGAGGCAGCAGCACGAACAACTCTCAGATCACTTCCATATGACAAAAAGTTTGCTGCTGTGAAAAATGTTTCGTAGTTTGTTGATCCTGGTTTACCGAACTTATCAACTAATTGTAATTCATCTGTGATGATGGTGATTTCTTCCAGTGGACCCCATTCAAAATTACCAGCAATACCACCCACAGTGGTTGCAACAGAGGGAACAACCGTTGTCAAGTCTACTTCGGAGATAGATACTCCTGGTGACAATTGAAAAGCCATTTTGTGTTCTCCTTATTATTATAGAACTTAATTATATTATTATTTGTCTATTTATTAAATTCGAAACCTGAGGAAGTATATCCGCGACTTCTCACCGTTTCCCAAAGGTCTTTTCCATCGAATGTCTTTTCTTCTTGTTGACCATCGTTTATAAAGCCTACAGGCAAAGTTTCTTCATCCAACTGAAGATTTCTCTCATCCAACAATTTTTGTCTAATATCAGAATTAGTTACCTCTTTAAAGTAACTTTGTGCTGTTAACCAAGAAAAAAAGACCAAAGTCATAACAATATCGTCATTATTTCCTTCTTCAGCTTTGTAAGTATCCTTATCTCTAACAAAAGTATTTAATTCTGCTATGGTATCAAAATCATATATGATTAGTTTATCATTTTCTATTAGTGTCTTTAAGTTTGCACAACCTATTTTTTTAGTTGAGATTGTTGTTTTTAGACCAAAAGATGCCCCTCTTTTGAATCCGGAAGATATATTTTGACCCTTAATTTCATGATACTCTAATCGAAATATATTTTCATATTCCAAATCATAATGTAAAATATCAACTACTTGTTTTCCCACATTATTCGTTTCAACTAAGACAAAAGAACGATTATACTTGTTTGCTATATTGTATATGTATGTTGGTAAAATAAGTGGTGAAATTTTATTGTTTCTATATTTCAAGACTTGTTTGTATGGTATTTCGGTTACATCCACAACAGAAATTACAGAATAATCTAACCCAACACCTTCAGAACAATCCACCATTGTCATATAGGTATGACCAGGAATAGGTTCTTCGTAAGTATCCGTATCTTCTTTTTTATGTATTGGTGGTCTAAATGTTAAAGTTTTTAATTTTGATCCTGGTATTAATGTCGCAGAAGATCCTATGAACTCCGTCTCAAATTCTTGTCTAAATTGTTCTTCACTGGTGTTTCTTATTGTCTCTTCTTTCCATTTTTCATCTCTTCCTGGTACCATTGACCAATGAACTTCAAATGGAGTGTATAATGATCTACCTTCAATCGAATCCATCCACATTTTATAGAACATATTCAAACCGTTCGGAGTTGAAACAATAATAACTTTTGTTGTTTTACCCGATGATATGACAGGATAGGTTGATGTGAAAAAGTCTTGTGCCATATTGTGAGGAACGAATGCAAATTCATCTAAGAATATTAGATTATATGTTCCTCCACGAACACCA